TTCCTTAGAAACGGTCCGTTTAGCTATTTATGCCCCCCTTCCCCCTCTCGCTACACAGGGCCTGTTTCCTGGCCCTCTGTGCCTCCTCCTGGGTCTTCCTGCTGTGACATGAATGGCAGAGCCCTTGTGAATTGTCCGGATCACAATGTGTTCCGCCTTCGCTCAGTGGTGTGATGTGATCGACCTGCGTTGCTGGGGTCAGCCTGTTGTGCTGTAAACAAATCACGCACAATGGATTCTCTCGAAGGTACATCTGTCTGAACCGCTGCCATCTTGCGTCGTATCCCTGCGTCCATGCTGATGGTCTCGGGGTGTGATGCTTCTTTCCTATCGGCTTAATCGTGTGTCGTTTGTTGGCTCGCGGCATGTAGGGTTATAACATTGCCGGGTTGTCTGGTCAAGCGTGCTTACTCCAAGTTGGAGCTTTGGTGGGGGTTGAGGAGCGTTCTGCTCTCCTTTGTTGTGCGTGCGTCTACGACGTCCTGTCGCCATGTCACCTCGAGGCATCCCTCGTAGCCGAAGTTTCTTAATGTGTGCTGCATTGCTGCGCCTATCATCGTGTAATCTCTCATTCTCGATTCCAGGACGTGTGTGTAAAATTCCTTGACGGATCTCGCCTTCCCTCTGTTAGCCAGCGTGGTGATTGCCAGGTTGTGGGCCATCCTGCGTTGTGTTAATGATCTAGGTGTCTCTAATCCCATTATAACTCGCGTCGCCCACTTTGCGAATGCTGCGTCTTCTTTTATCCTGTCTTCTGTAATGCCCACGTCATTCTCCTCTCTATGGTAATTGCTCGAAGCTCTGGAATGTGTTGTTGCATTTGGGACATTTGTGGTATCGCCTTATGTAGCCTATGCATTTCTCTGTTCTGGTTGTCCATGCTCGGTATAGCTTGTTTTTGTCCTTTAGGCAAAACGGGCAATTGACCCCCTTCCATCTGTCGTAGTAAATGGGTTTTCCGTCTTCCATGTCTCTCCTATCCGCACATCATCTGTGCTATCTTAATCGCTAATGTGGCCACCTGTATCGCCTCTTGCCGGATGTGGTCGCATTGCCCATCCCTGTAATGGTGTTCTATAATGGCCTGGTTGAGCTCTCCAACTTCTTCTCCCAAATAAGCCAGCCACTCGAATGCTGTTCTGTCTTGCTTGCCATGCTTCGTCCTCTGGTACATGTCTTCGTCCCGTATCGCATCTGCCCATTGGTCTATCTGCCATTGGTCCAGACCTCCGTCTTCGTATGTTGTCATGTTATTGCCTCCTGTGTTGGCTACATTATCGGTCATTTTAGCCCTCCACTTGAAGCTTACGCATCTCTGTCAATGTCCGCTGGACCTCGCTGCGTATTGTTTGCTGCTCTGCCTTGCATCGTCGGATTGTCTTTTTCATCTCGATTATCTGTTTCCGGTATCCCGCTTCCTTGAGGTGTGCTTGTTTGAGCCGGAGTTCTAGCTGGATTATCTTGTGTCTGTTTTTCCGCGTGTTGTTCTTTGTGCTCAATTCTTGCAATCGCTTCTTTTTGTTCATTCTGTAGCTCCTTTAGTTGGGCCTCTATTTCGTAGTATCTTTTGAATAACCTATCCGCGTGTGGATGTGCTAGGTGGAATTGGATGTTGATGCATCCTCTCCGGCATCCCTCTTCGAGGAGGTCTAATTTTGCCTTGTGTAACCTCATGAGCTCTAGGTCGTTTTTCGCTCCTGGAAATTCTGGCGTTTGGGTTGTCATTGTGATTTGCATTCCTTCCTGCATGCCTCTGCCAGCAGCATGTATTGCCTGGCATCGCCCACCGTATCGAGGAGGGTTTCGTTCTGCGCTTCGACGTTCTTCTTGGCCAGGTTTGCATATCGTATAATCTTCACCACCACCATGCGTATACATTGTGCCCATGGCGCCTCCGGGAGTGCCAATGCCTTGAGTATCTGGGCTTGAATCTCAAAGTTGTTTAGGGTGTTTGCGTCGTTCGCGTAGTCATGGGCCTTTTTCTGGTTCGTCTTGATCTCCCATTCATGGATCTCTTTGAGCATCTCTTCGAATTTTGCGTTTGTCATAGTTTGTCCTTTTCTTCTGTTCTTGTGAAAGTCATCTCGAAATCGATCCTATCTCCTTTCTTCAGCATATCCTGAGCACAATCATCGAATGCGTGCCATATCATCAATCCTAATTTCTTGACATTTTCGCCCGGTTTGTATGACGCTGTGCCGTCACGAGGCCCTACTTTCATGTAAAAATTGCCATCGTCGCATTTCTTGAGTGAGCCAACCACTTTTTTCTATTCACGTTGCTTGGATTTCTGCATTGTTTCTCCTTGTTAATTCGCAGGGTATTCTCCCTTGTCCTCTTGTTCTTTATTTATCTCGATACAGAACCTGTGCCGGCATCCGGATCCAGGGCCATCTCTGAGTATTGCGTCTTGGCAATCGTTATCTAAATCCACATCGTAGCCTTTTTCTATGAGATTGGCCACCAGAGTAAAAAGCTCTTGTGTCTTATCTCCTATCTGATACCTGATTTGCTTTGTGACTCTTTTCTTCATTTTCCATGTCTCTCTTTCTTCCTCTCTCGAGGCGTTGTTTCTGGCGGTAAATGTCTATTATCCACATCGATATTGATAAAACGGTCGCCAGGGCTAATGTTATAATTGTGGCTGTGTTCATTTTGTTCTCCTTTTGAGGGGTGCCCGGAATCGAACCGGGCAGCTTGCCGTCAAGCTCTCCCCAACCATGACCCCTGCTTCTTATTCGTCTTGATCCGGGAAATCAACCGGACCGGACGCAGCTGGTTTGCCTACGTTATCAATCGCTTTCTGGGCTTCGGCCTTAATGGTGGCTTCGGCTTTCTTGGTCACCTCGCCAAGAAAACTTGGGAGAAAATCGCTGATTCCTGGTATGGGTTCGCCCTTCTCTATGACGTCCACGTGTCCTAGGCTACCCCCCTTGGTTGTCTCGAAGGTGACCCGGCATTTTAGCGTTCGCCTTGCGAGGTGGTTTTTGACCGCCTCCGCGCCTTCTTTTTCCCAGATTGCTGCTTGCAGAATACTCGTCTTCTTCTCTGCCATCCTTCTCCCTTTCAAATGGGGCTTTGTTCGTGAACCGGACGCCCGGTTCTAGTTATGCGTCTCCCTCTAGGCTTCCGATGATTTCCCTGGCTTCCTTCCTGGCTGCCTCCTTGGCTCTCTTTGAAGATAAGTCTACGAGCTCTATCAATAGCTGCTCGATTTCTGGATCTAGCTTTTCGTTTGGGCCGCAGAGATAAACCCTTGCGCTGTGTGCGTTGTATCTCCCATCTTCCTCATCTATAGCGTCTGCCCAATCAAGCTGGATTGATATTCCGCTTTGCGAGTTTTCGTTTGGCGTAGTTGCTAAGAATCTAAACCCTTCTTTTGCGTGCTCGATCCGTTTTTTGATTAGTGTGGCTTCTTCATACTTGCTCATGTTTTCCATCCTTTCTGGGCGGCGATTCGCCCTGTTTGTTATCTTGCTAAACTCTTCCAGATTCTGCTCCGCCTTCGCCATTGCTTCTCTCCATCTTTTGGTTTTCGCCTTAAGCTCAAAGAAGCCTGGGCCTGGATTAAAGTTTAGGGTAAGATCGGTTGCGCTTTCCCTCTTTCTGGGTCCGGTTTTGTACCAGAAGTTCATCGTCCAATCGTTCCCGGGCTCTCCTCTTGATGGCGCGAAATCCGAATCGATCGGCTTTATCGCCCGTATTGATGTTCGGTTCTTTTTCATTTTTTTCCTCTTTCGTATCCTAACATTTCCCATGTTCTATTTTTTTATCCATCGCCCTTCTTGCTCCTCTTGGCCACCTTGATCCGGAGGCATTCCTTCTCTGGCTGTACGTCGTACTCGAATCGCCGGCCCTCAAAGTTGACCGTGTGCATGTTGGCTTCTTTCATCTCCGCTATCACATCGAGGCGTGCCTCTGCTATCTGGGCATCCGTCCTGGCGGATACTTCTGTCAAACTTAAATAATTCACCAGGGCCTTCTCTAGCGGTGATTCCTTCACCGGCATGTTCGGCAGGTTTGGCGTGTTGTTCATGTTTTCTCCTTTCCGTCGTATTCTCGGATTGCAAGAAAAGCCTCCCAAGATTTACCCTGAAGAACCTTGAATTTAACGAAGGTTTCTGCCTTCCAGAATCCCGTGTCGCGAGGTTTACTAAGTGAGAATGTTGATTCCGCAAAGCACGCCTCTCCGAAAGCCATTATAAGCTTTTCCCTCTCCGTCATGATTTCTCCTTTCCGGTTATGTCTTCTACGGTAACGTCCTGTATGCGTGGCTGCCATATCATTGCCTTGCCTCCACGCTGCGCCTTGACCTTTCTCCACGCCCAGATTTGAAGAAATCCGCCCGGCGTGGTTAACCAGTCCAGACTGTCTTGTGCTCTCTCGACCGTGAGCTTATCCCAATGTCTCTTGAAGCCGGACCCCGCGCAGCATTGAACCCCGAGAAAACCGCGACCGGGCTCAAGCACTAAAATGTCAACAATCCCGAAGAGGTCTTGCCTTATGCCGGGCGGTCCGGTACCGTCTTTCTTCTTGGCAAAAGAATTCCACTTTTCCACCACCTGGCATTTGCATCCTCGCGCTCTGAGCTCTTTCATGGTCCTCTGTGTCGATGTGGTCTTAGCCACGCTTGCCTCCCTTCTTTTTGGCTGGTTTCGGTTTCTGCTTATCCTGGTGCGTCTCGAGGTTGGTCCGGATCCATTCGTGGATTTCCTTATGCGCTGCGGCTAAATGCTTCGCGTGGATTTCCTCAAAAACATCTAGATCTCTATCTTGGATGTGTTCCTCGCATCCATCGCATATGCCATGCACTGTGCTGCTCTCTAAATCGCTACAGAAATCCTTCCCGCAGATGATGCATGTGAATTCTGCAAAATGCCGCTTACCCTGTGCCTCGTGTTTATCGCATATCCTGTATTCACCTAATGCCATTCGTATCACCTCCCTTCGCTGGTTTGTTAATCGGTTCTCTTTTACCCTTACTGCATTACGTAATGCGCACGTCTGACGATGTCCTTCCAGTTTTGTTTTATCTCGTCCTCGCTATCTCCGGTTACCGTTTGTAGGCCCGGACAATTGGTGTCCCCGTTGTGATCTATATACCATCTGCCGAGCTCCGGCTGGTCTGAACATGGCGTATGCCAATAGGCGTACATTTTCCCTCTGCATAATGGGCAGGGTTCATCGAGGATTGTTGTTATGTTTTCCGGCTCCATTCTTCGCTCCCTCCTTACACAAATTCGCGCTTGAACTGGACCGCCTTGTATCGTCCTCCATCTGCTCTGGCAGCTCTGGCCTTTTTCCATTGCTGTTCGTCGTCCCAGATTCGCCGGGCCTCCGTCTGCTCTATCCGGATTCCGTTATCCGCCTCGATGGCTTTCCTGTGCGCCTCCCTCTCAAGGTGTGTAAAATATTCGATGATGCCTCCGCCGGTCTCCGCTGAAAACCGGGCTACCTCGCTGGGTACCGAAAACTTGAGCCATTGCTCCGCGGCTACCTGGAGGCTTCTGCTGAATCTCTGCCATTTGAGCTCTTTCTTCTTGCCCCTGTGGCATGTGCATGGGATGGACCACCAGTATAGCTTGCCCTTGTCCGTCTTGCCTATAAAATACGTGTAGTATGTGGTGTTCTCCTGCTTTGTCCGAGCTGCCAGGAATGAAAGGATCCCATCGTGGCATAGTTCGCACGTGTGGGAAAAATCTTGCTCTCTTCTAGATTGTTCCAATTCTCGGAGAATGTCCTCTTTTGCCTTGTAAAATACCTTAAGCCGTGGCTTGTATCTGTCGTCCTCGTTGAGCTTCCGGACCGCTATAAAAACCTTGTCCCGGATCCCCCTGTCCAGCGGATCAATAAACTCGTACCAGATTGCTCTCCTGGTGGGTTGCTTGATCGTGCAGGGAAACTTCGTGAAGGTCTCCTCATATATCTCTATAAACTCTTGCCTCTTCTCTGCGATTTTTTCGTCCATCGTTTGTCGTCCTATTCTGTGGCTCGGCTTGCCACCAGTTATTTTTTTCTCTTTCTCTTATCTCTCTCTTTCTTAAGAAAAACCTATCACGCGGCTGCTATATAATTATATACATAATACGCGCGCGCGCAGGGGTAGAGAATCGTCCTGTGAAGGGGAGATTCCCGGTCGTGAAGGCCAAGCTGTGTAGCTAGGTGGGCGACCGGGGCTCCCCTCAAAATACGGTGCATTATCCCAGTGTGGTTTGATGTTGTTTTGGCCTTCATGTAGCACCTTAATCTTTTGTTCCCCATGTGTCAAATCTTTTTTTCTCCAAACAGATCCAGCTGGGGGTCTGGTTCCTTTTTGGGGATGGGCCTTTTCCTCATCCGGAATTTGTTTGCGTCCGGACACGTTGAGTAGTGGCTCGTGTGGATCTTCGGATCAAATATCGGCATCCTTCTGGCCTCCCATCTCTTCTGTTTCTGCTCCGGTATCGGATGGTCCACCGGCATCGCCTTGCCCGCTTTGGTCTTTAGCCAGATTATCTGTCTGCCGCATCTTTTGCATTTTGCCATTTTTGTCTCCATCTTTTAGCTTTAGAATCTCATCTAGAAGCTCAAGCTGATCTCTTATCTGGTCCATACTGTAGGAAATCATACCGTATCTCGTCTTCTTTGCGGTCGCCTCCTGCTCTATGTTGACCGATATGCCCTGGATGATTCGGGCTATTTTCCGCGTTGCCTTCTTCTTTGCGCTGTAATTCGCCATTGTTTTCGCCTCCCATCTTGGTTGGTTTGTTGGTTTCGGTCTGAATTTATCCCTTGCCGGATTCCTGGTCGCGTATCCGTTTCTGTGCCTCTGCCCATTCGACAACCATCCGGCATCCCTCCTCGGTTATCTCGCTTGGCTTGTTAAAGCCCATCATGCCGATGTAATTGTTTATTTCTTCCGGAGTTGCGCCAAGATTCCGGGCGTGGTCCCACATCTCGTCGTATTCCTGCTTTGTTATCCTCCGGTTCGGAGTATCGTCAATGTCCGGACCCTCGCCTGTTTTGGGGTTATCCGCTTTGGCTTCTGTGGGTACGTTTTGCGAGCTCTGGGCCTCTGGTGTATCCCTACGCGGATCCGGAACCGGCGATCCTGGGGCATTCTCGTGCGTTTTAGCGCCAGATCCCTGGAATGGCGTCTTTCCTCGGTTCCAGTCCAATCCCTGCCTGGCCTCGGGCGCTGCCTGCATCGGCTGTACGTGACGGGCCTTAAACTGGGATTCTTGTAGACTTTCGGCCTCTAGCTGCTCGTGCGTTTCCTCGCTGTTGTCGTCCGGGCGCATGCTGGGCGTCCAATCTTCCTTGTCGCTCGTGTATCGGTCGGACGTCGCTGTCGCGTCTATCGTCGCGTGTACCTCGCTGCGCTTGCATGCCATCTTGAGAGCTGTGTTGTGGTAGTCGAAGGGGTCTGGGTGCTCATGCTTCCGGACAATCTTGTACGTCTTGAATTTTCCGCTGCCGATTGACCTGACCTCGTATTCCGGGCCGCCGAGGACCATCGGATCTTTTGTTGTCCACCATTCCTTAGGAACTGGCTTGTCGTTGAGCCATTCTATCCGGTATCTGTATTTTGCCTCCATCGTGCTCGCGCTGCCATGCCCCTCTCCGACCTGCTGACCGGAAACCATCGATATGAGCTTGGTTCTGACCTTGTATTCCCGGTGGTCGCCCGGCAGCTTGATTTCCTCCACCTCGCGCTGGGGCCTCATCTGGAAAAGTGTCATCAGCTTCTGGGCTCCTGCCTGGAGGAGGCATTTTCTCCCCTTTGTCCCTGGTATCTCTCCGTAGTGGATCCCGTTTTTCATGATTTTCTTCTCGAAGAGGAGGTCTATCGCTTGTTCCCTGGCGATTACTACGCTCATATCTGCCGCCATCTGCGCTCGCGCTATCTCCGCTTTGTGCTTTATCTCGGAGACTGCTTGCGGTGCCTCCGCCGGCGTTGTGGCTACCGGCATCTGTGCCGCCTTGTCTACTGCTGTCGTTCCGTCTTCTCTGCTTATCGCGTCAACCATTTTATGATCTCCCATAAAAGTAAAACCGTTATTGCCAGGATGGCCATGTTGGCTATCCCGTTCTTCGAAATCCAATCATTTAGCATCGAGCTCCTCCTGCGTTAGAATGCCTATGGTGACCAGGTTGTTTTTCAAGCCATCCTCGAGCGAATCTATCGCGGCGGTTCCTGCCAGGGGTTTTGCAAATTCGCGAATGAGCGCATGCTGTCCTTTGACGAACTGCAAAACCTCAATATCTAGCCCTATGCTCTGCTTTGCCTTGTCGATCATTTTTGCCAAATCAGCCATTAGAGTCGTTAGAATTGCGTTGAGGACCGCGGCGTTATAGGTGACCGTTATGAATTCTCGCTTTTGCCCTGTCCACATTTGCGCGAATTCTTCGAGCGCTGATTCCCTTTTGTGTTTTGCCCTGTTCTCTGCCATGTGATTTCTCCTATAAATCCTGGTCGGCTCTCCGTACGATTTCTAATTTGTCCAGGCAATTCAAAAGCGCCAAGTGTGCCTTACTGGCAAAATGCTCGGCGTCTTCCCAGACCCTGGTCATCTGTGGCTGCGTCTCATTCTCCTTTCCTTTCTCTATCTGATCGCTAAGGTGTGCGATCGCCTTGGCCACCTTCCTAGTTGCCTGTTTTATCTTTAGCGGTCTCATTTGTCTCCTCTCTGGGCTTCCGGCCCCGGGTTACTTGGTCGTAGTATTGCGCATCTGTCAGATACCAATAAATTGATCTGCATGCTGGGCATTTATAGACGTCCTCGCCTCTCGGGCTCCATTCGTGCCCGCATCGGTGGCATCTGAGCTTCGTCGTTTTCACCTTCAAATCTGTTCACCTCCTCTCATTTCTTGGTCAATAGATTTTCCATCTGCTTGGCCGCTGATTCCTTCTTCTTGCCGGCCTTGTCTATCAATTCGAGCATCTGCTTCTGGGCTGGACTGCTACCCTGCTTCGCTAGCTGGAGTAGGGCCTTGCGGACTGCTGCGGAGGCCTTGAGCCGGCCCCGCTCGTATGCGTTGCGGACTATCTTGTTCTCTCTGACCTTCTTCTCTAGCGCTGCTTCGTCCAGCTGCATGATTATCGCTATCTCCCGTATGGAAAACTGCAGCTCGCCAAGCTGCTCGATTTCGCTTAGCTGTGCCTTCTTTATTTCCAATTTCGCCTCCCGGTCTTGACCTCGAATGGGTTAGCTCCCTTTATCGCGTCAAGAATCCATCTCCGGTGGAAATCTGCGGCGGCTCTGTCGCATGAAATCACGCCGGCCTCTATCCTCGGGTTATTCGTGAAGTTGGCGCTCCCGACTATCGAGATTGCCCATTTTTTGTTTCTGATTACCGTGGTCTTCGCGTGGCATGTCGTCACGTGAATGTCGGAAATGTTAAACTTGAGCAGGTCGTGGACCTCCGGGCGCCTTACCTTGACCCTCCAATCAAGGAGCGCGTACAGCCTGGTTATCTGTCCCTCCTCCATCTGCTTGAAAATTTGCCGGACCGCTATCTCGGAAACCGACCAGGTCGCTATGCAAACCTCCGCCGGCCCGGTCTGTCTCAAAATGTGGAACAAGACATCATGCATGCTCCATTCGCTTATGGAAACGTAATGGGTTGTTTTTCCCATCTCGACCGCGCCGATCACGTCCTCGAGGCGGTCGGCTGCCTTGCTGAGCTTCATCTGGATTTTTTCCTCGGTCCGGGTGGCTTTGCTCTTGGTCTTCTCTACCACCTTGTCCACTTCGTCCGCGACGTCGTCTAAATCAAAGAGCGTTTTTTGCTTCATTCGTACATCCTTTCTTGAATCGCGGCGTCGATGGCCTCTGTCCATTCTTGGGCGCTTATCCCCCATGTGGTCAGATCATCCAGGTCGGGCTTTCCGGCTACCATCTCTTCTAATTCGAAGATATCCTTATCCTTGTAGCAAGCCAGCGCAAAGTTGACGCCTGGGTTCCTTCGCCATTTAATCGCGTATTCTTGAAGTCTCATTTTCGCCTCCCATCTCGCTTAGGGTTATCGCTGGTTGTTTATGATTACGGCTCCGAAGTCTGCCATGCCGGCGCAGCCTGTGATGCCTGGTATAATCGGGAAAAACTCGGGCGTCTCGCCCTCACACCAGCCTTTCGCTGATTCCTTGGCGGCCTTCTTTGCCTCCGCCATCGTGCTGTAATATCCGATTATCTTGAGGCGCTTGGGGGTGACCAGGTCGTATTCCTGGACCGTGTATTTTTTGGGGGGCTGTGTATTCTTCGTTGCCGTTGTCATGTCTTTCTTCTCCTTTGCTGTGGGGCCGGTTTGCGGTCCCTGGTTAGGGTTTAGCTCGCCAGGTCTCTTATGGCCATCTCCATGGTTCGCTCGTTTTGCGTGGTCTCTTCGATGCTGTTTTTGAGGTGTGCCAGCCATGTTCTTTTGGCTATGTGAAGCTCGCCGGTGTCCATCTGTCCGATCAAATCTTCGGCCTCTTCGATCAGGTCGCTCATCTGCCATCTTATCTCGGCTAGCCTGTCCAGTTTTTCTTCGCGTGTTCTGTTGTCCATCTTGTTTCTCCTTTGCTGTTGGGCCGGTTTGCGGTCCCGGCCCTGGTTTCGGGTTATCTCTCCTCGCCTGTGACAAAGGCGTTCAGGTCTTTGATCTCTGCGAGAACGTGCTTGAGGCTGCCTACGGTGTCCCAGTTCAACGTCTTCATGGCCTCGTGAGTTGCTGCTGGGTATGTCTCGAGGAGGTTGTTCTTGAGGGCCTCGATCGCTCCCAGGGTTTCCTTCATCGTCGCCGTGTATGCTTCTGCTGCCTTCATGCCTTTGCTCCTTAATGTGGCCTTCTTTGCTGTTGGCCTGGTTTCGTGTGTGTTTTTCCTTGTTTCCATGCTTATATTATAAGACTTTTCTTCCCTATGTGCAACTTTTATTATGGCCTATTTGGCATTTTTGCGGACACATGTCCCCACACTCATGGTGCTTACAAATACTTTCATTTTCTGAAGTTTTTTATTCCCTATGTGTTTTAAGTCCGGATTTGCCGCTTTGAGCCAATAAAAAAGGCCGGCTACCTTTCGGGAGCCGACCTTGCTTGCCTGTTGTTCTTAACGTTATGGCTTCAGTTGAATTATCGGCCTCACTGGCCATCATCCTTCGCCTTGTCTTCCTTTACCTCGATTTCTGCATTCTCTATCGTGGTGTCTTTGTAATTGACTTTTCCTGCTGCGATGCGAATGCATCCCGAAAATGCCAAAAGTGCCGCGATCATCAGGGCTGCTATTTGAAGACGCATTTTTCTCACCTCCCTTCTGGATAAAAAAAGGCCTCCCGAATCACGAACCCGAGAGGCCTACAGCAAAGAAGAAATCACATCTTTCAAATTCTATCTCCTCTTCGCCCGCTTGTTAAATAAAAAGCACATCGGCCTTCTATTGTTGGAATGGCCATAAATGCGACTTATGGCCATTTTGATAAAAAGGGGCCAGGTCGGGAATCCTAACATGAGCGTCCTTTTACGAACCCTCCAGGAAGCTGGCCCCTTTGTCTACTTCTTGGCGCTGATCCATTCCCCTATTTTGAGCTTCTTCGCTACGTCCTCCGCTGCTATCGCTCCCGTCAACCAATAGCTGCCTTCGGTGAATACCTCCGGGTCTATGTCCCATCCTCGCTTCTTGGCTTCCTGGCTGAGAAGTGCTCCCGCTACAATCGACCAGAATTTCCGGCTTGTGAGAAAACTAGTCAAGGTGGAAAAGATGCCCACCACCAGGTCGGTTGCCGCATCGCCTATGCTCTTTTTCTTGGCTGCCAATTAAATCACCCCCTTTCGTTATCCTACTCCGTCTGTTGCTACCAGATTTTGCGAACCGAGGAAAGGTGATCCGCCGGTTGGCGCGTCCGGTGTTGTTACCATCGTCATCGTGTAGATTGTGCTGTTGCCGTCGTCGGCTCCGTCTCCGCTTCTCGAGACCCGGACTATTGCTTTTATTGTGCTGCCGGATGCGTATGCTCCGAGAATCTCGCGCAGGAGCTCTGTCGTGCCGACTCCGTGCATGTCCACCTGGGTGGGTGAATCTATATCTGGATCCGGGTCCGTCCCGTCTGTGGTCAGGTATATGTCCCATGTGTCCGCTGCGTTGGCGCCGTCCTCGTGCTTGTGGTATTCCGAAATAACGGCCACTTTCAATCCGGGCGAATCCTTGAGTTCTGTGTTCTCTGGGCTCGTGGGGTCGGGCGTTACCTGGTCGCCGGCGCTGTCTATCTCGAATTTGCGCGGGTAAAGGTTGAGGCTCTGGATCCCGTACTCGTTTTCTAATGCGCAGATTACGCGGTAAATGGTCGACCCGGAGGGCGGGGCTGCCAGCGCTACCGTAAATGGTAGAGATGTGCTTGTAGCGTCTGGGGCTGCCTTGACGTCTGGTATCCCATCCGGGCCTACAAAGGCTTCATAGACCGGCACGCCCTCTATTCGGAATAGGCCGATCGCGTCCTCTTCGTATAGTGTCCATTGTGGAGGTCGGCCTGGTTGCCTGAAAACCCGCGCCGGCGCCAGGCTACCAAGGGGTGGAAACTTCGCCTTGATAAATGTTCGCAAAAAGGCGATCGGGATGTCGTCTAGCGTCTCATCGTAGACGGGCTGATTCCTCATCGCCCTGCCTGGTATCAAAGCAGGAAGGGGCGGGTACTTGGCTCTGAGGTTACGCGATAATTTCTCGCCGGTCAAAAATATTATTGAAGCTCTTACTCCCTCTTTCCTGGTATGTCTGGCCGGTACGAGTATCGCTGGGTGCGGATACTTGGCTCTCAAATTCTGCCTCAAGAAATACGGTATTATCTCTTGCGTTGCAGGAGCCCACCATCCTCCGCGCCTGGTCGTCCTTGCTGGGATGAGGCTTTTGTGCGGAGGGTATTTGCCTTTCAGATTTTGCCTGAAGTTCTGCGGATTTCTGTCGGGCGTCGCCGGTCCCCATATGCCCTCCCTTCTAATAGCTTTTGCCGGTGCGAGACGGTCAAGGGGTGGATACTTGGCGTAAAGGGTCTGCCTGTAATTTTCGGGGATCCTTAATGTCACATCTGGAAGGTAACGAAAAAAATTGCGGGTGGCCCTGGCTGGTTGTAATACCTCTCTTGCCGGTGCTTTTGGTGGCCGGGCTATTCTGTTGTAATTCCGTATCGCGACATCTACCCTGTAGGCTTCTGATGGAGGAGTGAAGTCGCTGGTCCACCCCCTATCGGTACCTTTGGAAATTCTGAACTCATCAATCCAACCATCCATCGCTTCTAAGGTACCGGATTTGTGGGCACCTATATTTACTATGTCGGAGGAAGAATGGAGTGAGGCCGTCCCTATATTTTTTGTGGTACCGATTTGTGTGCCGTCAATAAATGCGTAAAGATTCGAACCGCTTCTGACTATCGCTATGTGATACCAAGTATCTACTGAAGGTGTCCATGCAAACGTTAAAGTGGTATAACTACCAGATCCGTTAGTTGAATAATAAAAGTAAAACGAGTTCAGTATGGGTACTGGAAGCAAAAGCCACGAGTTTTGATTATTGTCCCATTGTCCTGCTATGGTAAAGGATGCCGGAAGGCTGTTGAATCTAGACCAGCAATCTACTACAAAGTCTCCAGCTCCCGATAGCCCGGCGGCAGAAGGAAGTCCCGCATAATCGCCGGTGCCGTCAAGTAGTAAGCTGCCGGTGCCGAATTTCTTTTGGGCCGTGTCTATCTGCGCATCGCCGTATGCGGTTACGGTGTAATTGTTTGGGCTGTCATCATAAAATGCCGTTGAGCCATCTGTGCCATCCCAATGAATGCAAGCTGCGGTATCGTCGTCAATGCCTGCCGTTGTTAAACTGTAGGCCTCTGTTGCTGGTGTGAAGTCGCTGGTGTGCCTTACTACTCCATTGGTAAATCTGAATTCGTCGACGTGCGCATTTAGGTAATTTGCGGTGCCTCGAAAGGCGCCGATGTATAGGCTGCTGGTGTAGTCCGGCAGCGAACCGGAGAAGGCTGTCAATGTCGTCAAAGCTAGGCTCGTTCCGTCTAGAAAAATATACGCGTTGTTGCCCGATCTCGCATATTCGACATGGTACCAGGTGCCTGTGTTCATCGTTGGGGCTGATGTCGTTTGGTATTGTGCTATGACGGAATCGGAAAGGTTGTAGAAATAGAATTGTAATTTGCCGTCGTTAATAAAATCAAAAGAGCATGCCCGCGATACGCTGCCGGCGTCCTGGGATACGAATGTCTGGTAAGTTGAATTGCTTGCGAGGCGTACCCAGAAGTCTATCGTCCAGTTGTTTCCCGCTAAATTGAAACCGTTGTTATCTGTTGCCGATAGATAGTCTCCGCTGCCGTCGAGCAATAGGCTACCTGTGCCGAATTTCTGTTGCGCTGTATCTACTTGCGCGTTTCCGTTGGCGGCGACACTTTGGTTGAACAAACTACTATCTAGGAACGTTGTAGATGTGTCTGGTCCATCCATGTCTAGGCATAGCTTGGTATAATAATCAATCCCTGCCATTCGTTTCTCCTAGAGGGTGCCGGGGGTCAGAAGGAGGCGAAAAACCCCCGGCTTGCCTCGTGTCGCTATTCCTCGAAAATCGCGCGTGTGGTTGCGTTGACATCCGCTCCTGCGGTGACCATTACGCCTAGCCGATTTCCGCCCTCGACTACCAATTCCCCACCGAATGGCGCTTGCCATGTGTATCCGCCTTGCGGGTGTACGTTCTCCCGGAGGACCGTGTTTCCTGTAGTCGGCTCAACGGTTGCGGTATGCTGGGCCGTGGTCTGGAGAGTTTCCTGGTCGCTCTCGTTCATCTTCTCCGGCGTCAGCGCTGACATCGTTCCGGCTGTGGTCTGCCTTGCGATCTCGACCTCGATCGGCTCTGCGGTGTTTGAGGTGCCTCTAAAACTGATCGCGATTTCGCTGATCAGAACCCTGTGGTTCGATGCTGCGACAATCTGAAGCAGCGTTTTCTGGCTCGTGCCTGTCGCTACCTCTCCTGTAACTGCGACTGCTCTTATTCCTGCCATTTTCCATCTCCTTAAAAAAAGTGTAAAAAAAATACTACGCTGCGTAATATTTGAAGCGAACGTAATTTTTCATCTCTTTGAAAAGCACGCAATTCGTCGGAATTGCGCTCTGTATCCAGAGGCCGTGATTCCGGTCTACGTCTATCGAGGCGATCTGTATTCCTGCGGCAGCTGTGATGCTCGTGTTCCAGCTTACCGCTGCGGGCGCTGTGTTGACATCTGCTATCGTCTGGATTTTGTTAGAGCCGTCTGCGGCTTCGCCCGCTATCCGTATTCCTGGTACGGCGTGAATGGTATCATCGCTCGCCCCGGCTGTCGCGCTCGTGCCGAGGAGCCCTCGGTATGATGCGTTGCCGATCGTGAGCGTGTTTACGTTTTTCTGATCGTAAAATATTATCTCTTTCAATGTGCCGGCGTTATCCCTGACCTGTGCAAATCCGACCGGCGGCCAATCGTTAAAGTTTCCCGTTTGTAACCCAATGTGCCCGGCTCCGGCTCCGCTTAAAACCTGGCCGGAGGTTGTGTGGCTTGTGCCGAGCTCTCCTATATAAATCTGGATAGCTAATACTCCGTGATCGCCGTGTGCTCTCATCATGACGGCGGTGTATCTGTTGACGCCGGCGGCTCGGTCTGCGGTTGCTACGTTGCCCAGGCTGAATATGTTATCGAATGCCTCCATCTGCTGTATCGTCATGCTCGAGCTCACATCGACGGCGCCGTCCCTGGAAACCCTGACAAGCTTGTCCGTGTCGCTTGATTGCAGAATCCGGCTCTCGCCGTCTGGGACGGTTACGCCGGATCCCTCGCTTCCTCCTGGCGCGGTATAATACCAGGAACCATTCTGGTCGGTGCGTATCGTTCCGATTCCCTCTCCGTTGCTGCCGAATATTTTATTTATGACGACCGGCTTGATCGGGTTGCTTATTAACCCTCCCATTAGCTTGGCTTCCGTGGCCGATCGGTAGTTTCCGAGCGCGGCCCTCGGATCCGGCTGATCGCCTCCGTCTGAATCGGCGCCGGAAAGGTAAAGGCCCAGCGCATCTTTTTCTCTTCCTGTTTCGTCGCTCATTTTATGCAGAGGCTATTGTTACTAGCCCCGTTCCTGAATCGTAGGTCATCGTTATCGCTGGCGGTTCCGGATTGGAAACTATAAAGGCGTCAAAGTTCAATGCTGCGCTTGGGTTGTCCCATTCGTCTATCGCCCTTACTCGCCACTTGGCTAGCGTGACGTCTGCCAGCGCTGGCGTCTTGTATTGATAATATCCGAGCCCGGTCTCTAAGACGGTATGCCTGGTTGTCCAGGTGCCGAATACTTTTTCTTGTATTTGGTAGCGGTCCACCCCGTCGACGCCTCTCCATTGTAAAATCAAAAGGGGTGGATATAGTTCTTGCTCTGCTGTTGCGCCGGGGCTTGAATCTAAAACCTCGATCGCCGGTGGCTCGTTTGCCGCGCCGGTTTCCTCGATGATGTACTCCGTGGCATCTACCCTGTCCCATAAAATCCCCTTGTACCATATCGAATACGGAGAAAGTCCTCTGCCCATGTGTAGCGCCAGGATTGCGCGCCTATTTTCTCCACGTCTATAATCCGAAATGCCGATCGGACCATCCAGCGCAGACCGCTGTTGCGTGTTATCCTTCCGGTGTGTGGAGGCCTCGCCTGGTTCCTGATGTTCTGTTTCATTATTTTTGGCATAGTATTTTATCCGTAGTTGTAATCCTTTTGTTGGTATGCGTATACGCTCCATTGTGACACGTTGAATTGAACATCTCCAAAAGCCTGGAGGGCCGATGCGCCTGTTTCGTCCTGCCACCAATAATTCAAAACGGAGGCGCCGGCTGCCGGTGAAACCGTGGAGCTTTTCTTCTGCTCCGTGTCAAACTCTGATTGTGTTGGTGTGTCGAGCATTATGAAAATATCATCTGGGACCGGGTCTGGAAACGGATTTGATATCTGAAGTTGCTTGAAGTGTCCCTCATCTGCGGTCTTGCTCGCTGCCATGGTTCCGATCAGATTCGATGAATACTCAAACTTCTGCTGGTTCGTCAATCCGCTATATCCTGTGCCGTATCTTAGCTTGACTCCGATGTCGGCTCCGTGTGGGTAGAAATTGTTCGAGCTTGGCACGTCCTGTATATAATTTGCTCTGTTCCTGTTCGTGGGCGCTCCGGATGCGTAGAGAATTGTCTCAAATTTATAAATGTCATACGGATGCTTACTGGCATCTCTTAAGCTGTCCGCTATGTTTGTTGTTTTGAATGCCTTTGCCCAGATGCCGACTCCCGTTCTGTAGGTTGGCGGATAAACTCGGCAGTGAATAAGAAAGCTTGACCAGTATTGGCTGTACTCGTTGAACGTTGCGCCCCCGTATTCCGTGGAATAATTGGAGAATGCTGCGGACCATGCTGCTGCTTTTGAAACTGTGCTGTTGCCTCGTGCGCCTATGTCGAACCATTCAAACAGAATCCCGTCCCATTTCTGTGGTATTATCTGTTTATCGCATATCGTGTTGACCAGGCTCTTTTTCAAAATTAGGCCGCGCATCTCTTCTATAACCTTCCTGGTCTCTATCAATGCTAGCTGCGCCAGGGAATTTCCTGCGATGGCCGTAAAGCTCGAGGCGCCTATGGCTGCTGTCAATAATGCGGCTTTGTTTGCGTATCCGTAGGCGGCGGCCAGGGCATCTGTTATTGCGTTCTGGATCTGTGTTATCAGCTGCGGTCCTGCGTATGCGTTTTCGGCTCCATCTAAAACTGGCCAGTTGAAACCTTCGCCGGATGCCTCCACCGGAATGTTGCTGGTGCCGGCTGCGTTGGTCTTCGTGAAGGTTGTCAAGCTGATCCCGTTGTCGTATTGGCGCTCGTGGACACCTCGCATGCATTCGATCACGTTTCTCTTGAATTGTGACAGACTCTCGATGTCGTTATCGCTGGTCGGTGCGTTTCCTGCGACCGGGTTGTCGTCGCCGGAAAGTCCTGCGCTGCCTGTGCTCCATCCTGCCATTAGTAGCCTCTTAAATAACTGTACGGGAATAGATATCTCAGTCCTGTGATGTCCTTCCAGAGGCGCACCTCGTCGCCTGGTGCAAAATTGGCGCTTGATACTGGATTCAATATTCCGGTTATCTCCGGGCCGATCTCGTTGCCGTTGGCGTCTGTCTCGATGAACGAATACGGGACCGTGGCTACGACCACCTTTCCGAATCTTGCTCTCTCCAGGTCGGCTCTGATGTAGTTGTTCGCGTTTCCGTCGCTGTATAATTCGTATCGGTCCCCTGGAATGAGGGCCTCTGATGTGCCGGCTCCGTTTTTGACTCCGGTTGTCACGCTGCCGATCGCCGTTCCGTCGTATGCTATCTCCTGGACGGTGTAATCCGGATCCGTGTCAAGGTCTATCGTGGCCGTTCCGGATAAATCGTCTTCGCTGGTCCTGGTGATCGTCAGGGTCATGTCTGAGCTACCGCTGGCGATGGCCTTGGTTTCTCCGTTGGCGATCGCTGTGGCGGACCCTACGCTATCCCCTGGTGCTGTATATGTGACGGTTGTCGCGCTTGCTGCGTTTAGGCTTCCGGTGCCGGCCTTGTTTTCTTTGCTCGCGCCTATTGCCGTGATCCCGGCCATGGGGACCGTTTCTGTTATCGAATATATTAATTCTACGAGCTTGGTTCCGCTGCCGCCGCCGGCGGTGTATGGGATCTTGCCGGTGAAATTAATTATTATCTGGCGGCCTACCTCTTTAATCTTGATGTCTTTGCCTCCGCGTAGAAGGGTCAAAACTGATCGGACCGTCTGGTTTAGGCGCTCCCGGGTTAAGCCATCGCCACGCTGATAATCTTTTGCTCTTTGCATGGCTTGTTACCCCTGTATCGTCCAGTATTTCTCGTAGTCGGCTTCGCCCTGGTATGGGATGGTCTTGAGCCCTACGTCGACAACTAATCCGGCGGCTGGTTTGCCGGTTCGCTCATCGATAAAGGCTGCGGTGGGCTTCCATCCTGCGATGTTGTATTGGAATTGAAAAAGAAAATTGGCGCGGGATGCTTCGGTCAGGCTCTGGCTGTAAAGTTGGTAATCTACTGACATGCAGAGCCATGTCCCTATTTGCCCTCCCAGCCAGATGGCGTTATTTGTCCTGCCGAGAAAATAGTGGGCTACGGATGTCACTTGTTCAAATTGCCCGATGCCGCCTATCTCTGCTTGCTGGATTCCCTCGTAAACAGAAAGCTCGCCGGTTTGGATGTCCGTGCGGCCCCTGCGGGATGCGTCCGGATCCGCTGGCAAGGTCTGAACTACGTTATTCTCGTCTGTGTATGTGTACTTATCTGTCCCGTCCGGCCATGTGTGCTGGACCGTGATCTCCTTGCCTCTTAAACTTTCCTTGAGCGCCTTGGTCGTTTCGTCGGTTTCGGTTATGCCATAATCCGCCGGGTATTTGTTCGTGGTGACCTGCTGCAGGGAATGCCGCAACTTGATGTAAACGCCAGAAAACATCGGAGAGGTCAGGTTCTGTCCCTCTGATTGGAAATGTTCGTATAAAAGCTCGACCTCAAATACTTCCTTGCTCTGCGGATTTATCATCGGGTTGCGTTCTTTGAGGACCAGATTGGCTCCGCGTCCGGTGTCCGGGTTGCTGTTGTATGTGATGCCCTCGGTGTCAAGCGCTGTCAATGCATCATAAGCGGCGGTGTAATCCGTTGTCGTTATTCCTGCGATTGTCGCTTTGCGCCTGAGTTCGACTACGACTCCGTCTCGCTCCTTGCAGCCTAAATCGGTGATCCTGTCTATATATGCTGTTGCCATTTGTTATCCTACCACTGGTACGGGTTTAAATGTGTTGGTCGCTATTTTCTGGAGTAGCGCATTCGTTTTGTCTATCTGCGTGGCCTTCGGCGCCTGGTCCGTTTTTGGATCAAATCCTCGAACGGAGAGCGCTGTCCTGGCCAGGCTTATCTGCTTGAATGATGCCGCCTTGCCTGTTTTCTCGGCTGCCTTATCCATGTCGAGCGCGGGTGCCTTGTTTATCTTGTTGATGTTCTTTACCACCTCTTTGGCCTTTTCTTCGGATTCGTTTTTCAATTCGTCGAAAAATGCCTTGACCTTCCGTTGCGCTGCTCCGCTTGAAAAGGCGTCATAAGCCTGTATGGCGTCGTCGGCTGCCAGCTTTGCTGCGTCTCTGTACTCCTCTGATGTGCGGATCATGTCCTTGGCGAATTTCTCGGCGCCGGCGGCCACCTTGCCGAGCCCCGGCACGTAATCTGCTGCCTCTGCGAATGTTGCGACAAGCTCTCCGAATCCCTGCTGTATCCGTCCTACGGCAGTCAGAACACCAGCGCTCATTACGTTGGCGGCTGATTTTAGAAGGTTGAACCAATCGGAAACTCTCGCGGCTGATCGCAGAATCCATTCGAATGCTCGCACCACCTTGTCTCCCATGCCTTTGCCGGAGGTGCCCAGCTTGACCAGCTTGGTCGCGGCTGCGTCAATGAATGGCACAAGTTGTATCGTGAGGGTGTTGGCCATTCCCTTAAAAGTCTCTGTTAGTCGAAGGACGGAATCGTTGGCCAGCTCCACCTTTGCGGCATCCATCCTGTTGAATGTGATCCCGAGCTTCTCCGCTTCGGCTTGCATGTCCTTTAGTCCCTTTTTGCCCAGGAGAAGAAAATTCATCAATTCCTGGCCTTGCCGACCGAATAGCGCGTAAGCTGCTGCGGCTCGTGATGCGGCGTCTGGCATCTGGGTCAGTGCCTCCGCTATGTCCTCGAATGCGTCAGCTGGATTCTTCTCGACGAGCGCGTCGGCCTTGAGACCCATCGCTTCAAGCCCCTTGACCCCTTCTCCGTATCCGAGCTTCGCCTCTCCCAATCGCCGGATCATCCGCTGCATACCTTTTGTCAGGGTCTCCTGCTTTGTGCCGGCTATGTCTGCGGCGTGCTGGAATCCGACCAGGCGCTCCGTGCTGATGTTTAGCTCATCGGATAGCTTCCCGGTTGCGTCTATCGCGGCCATGCTATTCTTGACCATGAGCGCGGCCCCTCCGCCGGCGGCGACCGCCATGAGGGCTGTCCCGATGCCGGCTACCCTGGTGGCTACGCGCTTGGTTTGGGATGCGAACAGCTTCATTTTCTTCATGCCCCGGCTCAATCCCTTGGTGAGTTCTGCGGTTCGCGCTGTCAGGTTTACTGCTATTTTACCGATCACTGCCATCGTCTATCTTTACTCCAAAAGCCATGGCCATATTGGCCATCATTTCTTTGTCGCTCTGTTGCCCGTCGTCGCCCTCTTCTTTTTCGAAGTCTGGCATAAAATGCGCTGGTACAGAATTGGGGTATGGCTTGCGGTAGGGGGCGTTCGCAGCTGCGTGAGCCACAATTCCAGCTCTGAGGTCCGCCCTAAGTTCTCCAAATGGTTCAATTTCGTCATATGCTTGCCACTCCGCGAATTCTCTACTGTTTATCTTCTCCTGCAATCGCGCGACCGAGGGCTCTCCAAATGTGATGGCTAATTTTAGCCAGAATCGTCGCTCCGGTCGCTCTCTGAGTTTTTTACCAGATCCTTGACGTCCTGTTCCCCTATGTGGTTTAGTTCGAATCCCTTTTCTAAAACTCGATCCAGTACCGCGCCGGATTTTTCCCGGAGGGCCAGGATATCCGCCTTTGAAAAAAGTAGCTGGCCCTTGCTATCGCAAATTACCAGCCTTGCGAATCTCTCGCGGAAATCGACCAGGTTTTTCTTGCCTCCCTTGCCGGCCCTGACCGATGCCTCGAATCCGCCACGCTCCGATCCGGTCATTACCCGTAGGTAGATTTTGCCTTTCCATTCTGGGACGGCCATCGGTATTAATTCGAGGTCGTCTGCTGCTAAAATCTCGGCCCTGCTGAGCTCCGGAAGGCCGGCGGTTGTATCTACCGGCTCCGGGGCGCTCATCTCGCATACTTTTCCTTTTTTTTCTTCGTCGCTCATGTTGGATTCCCTTAAAAATGTTAACCTCTTGGGTTAATGGTTTATGTGCTTACGGTTATCTCTCCTGCGCATTTGAGCGTAGAGGTCATTTGCATCTCTTCTCCCACTGCGGCAGCTGGTCCCGCTGCTGTCATAAATCCTGGAAATGCCCAGGTTGCTCCTACGGCGGCCCAATCGATCGTGATTGTTTCGGCTGCTGTGTTTATCGGGGGCATGCCGTCTTCCGGGTCAAACTGGAAGGTGATATCTACACTCCCGCCATCGTACAATGCGGCGGCGATATACGCCAGCGCTCCGGTCGTGTCCATCGTGGTCACGTCGATCGCGCCTCGCTCCATATTCGGGCCACCCACGGATTTGATTTTTGCTGCAAATCCGGTCGTCCCGAATGTTATGGTGGTCCCATGTCCGTCTCGTCCTGCCATGACAATTCTCCTAAAAAGTGTTGACTGATTCCTCGCTCGTTACTTTGTAATCCTGTTGTCCGCGCATATATCCGACCCCGTCTCCTGAACTCGGGGTGATGTGGTTCGTTGTATTACTCTCGCGGTATATTCCATCTACCCGGAGGCTTCTGTTTCCTACGGTTATGATCCCTTTGAAACCGTTCAGCTGCTCTGTGCATATCCTGCCTATGGTTTTGACCTGGAAGTATGATTCTGAATAAATCTGAAATCTGATCACGTCCTCGCGGTATCCTCCGGTGCCATCCATGTTCTGTGACGAATTTCCTGACGACATCAAATAGGCGATATATGGCAGATGTGTTCCCTGCGGCGCGTAAAGAGGAAAAAACTTATCGCCTATCAGAGCCACGTATTCCGGGGATTGGCTCAAGAGCTGGACTATCGCCTCTTCTATAAATGGCTTTGTGCTGCTCATCCTTGACCTCTTGCTTTAAGATATGCCAGTATGAATTCTGTAACCTTGAAAATCGTAGCTATCAATGTGGCCGCGCATGCGGATGTGGCCCCAGCCAATTTCCATGCGGTTGCCTTGTCCAGTTTTTCTAACCTGACATCCGTGACCGTTTTCTCGAGCTCTTCGTATGCTATCTCGCGCTTGGCTTGCTCGCCCTCTATCCGCTTCATCTGTATCGCGCAGCTCTCTTTGTTTACTTTCTCATTTTGCTTCTTGAAAAGGCTATCTATTTGTTTTGTGACGCTTTGCTCGAATTTATTAAACTCTTCCTTGAATGCCTGAAACAACATTTTCTGTTCTGCGTTCATCTTTTTCGTCCTAATGCTGCCACAGCTTTCTCGGCTTGCTGGGCCAGGTCCGTGGTGTATTTGTTTATGACTGCGGTCGAATTTTCGTAGAGCGATTCCTTTAGGAAGTGCTCGCCCTGGTAGCCTGGGTGTTCGACGGCGCCTCTGATTATCACCTTGCCGCCTATCATTAGCCCTCCGCTGGGTGCCTTGATTACGTGTGGCTCTACCCCTTCTTCAAACAAATGGGCATAGTTGACCGGGTTGGCTCCTGTGTCCGGATCTTTGTGTCCTGGCCTCGGTCCGACGTAAACGGCTACGACCTCCGCCTTCTTGTAAACCATTTTTTTCTTTCCGAGAGATTCCTCTAGCGTGCCTTCGTTGGCGGAGGCCTGGCTGACTTTTGCTCGTGCTGCCTTGAGCACTATCGTCATCGCCTTGTTTGCCGCTTTAGCTACAGGCCCTGTCAATAGCTTGGCTGGCAAGAGCGAAAAGTTGCGCTGGACGTTCTTTAGTGTCCGCATGTCCATTTTCATCTGTACGATCTGGGTGGTCATGGGATGTCCTTTATAACTTCTATGCACATCGCCTCGAGCTTGATGTGCCGTTCCTCCACGTCGATCACGTATATTATCTCGAACACTCGGTCCTTAAAAATGATCCGGTATCCTGGATTCGCCGGCGCTCCGTACCTCATCTCGATCATGTGCGTGATCTGCGGCTTGCTGGCGTCCGCCTCAAATCGTTCCGTTCCTCGAACCGGGCGCACTCTCGCGCAAACTGTAGCTAGATCAGAATAGTCCGGAAGGCGTTCGTTGAATGTGTTTCTCGCGCCTTCTGATTTTTTCTGTATGGTGATCCTGTGTCTTAGTCGTCCGGCTCTCATGCTGGTACTGTTGCTCCGCTGTTATTGATTTTCACCTCGAGGCCGTCTGAATCGTTGCCCACACCAAGGACGGATACGTTCCATCCTGTTGCCAGGTCCGCTGCCGGCGCTATGCCGCCAGGCGTGTCTGATAAAACATAAACGGTTCCCTCTATCACGCTGGCGTCTGCCCCGAGAGTTATGGTTCCTTCCTTGACCCCCTTGACCGGCTGATCGGCTGCCGCGCTGTTAAGGAAAATAATCTTTGTGACTGCTGTGGCTGCTGTGTTGTTTGCGTCTGCGAGTTTATACTTGCCTACGGTGGTATCCATGTATCCGGCCTGTCCTGCGGTGACCGCTTCGCCGGCGGTCCCGGATTCTATTTCGGCTATGGTTCCTTCTAAAACCTGGGCAGCTGTTATTGATAGGTCAGCCATGGTTTTCTCCTATATTTGTGGTATCGTGTAATGGTACATTAAATCTCGGGCCGCCATCGGGATTTCTATGGCAGTCTGCCCGATCACGACTTGCTCGCGGTTCTCGAATAGATGCGCCAATATCAAGAGGAGGGCGTGCCTCAATTCCTGCGGCACATCTTCTGCGGCATTTCCGTATCCAGCCACGTATGTTATTGCGGCTGTGTTCATCGTGCCGGCTTGGGTGCTGGGCCAGCTTGCGTTGGCTACCGGAGCGATGCGACCTGGTTCGCTCTCTGCATCCACCTGGTAATTGGCCGAGGCCCATGTTTGTGCATCGCCGGCGGTGTCCGTATAGGTTACGCTGGTAACGCTTTGTATCGGCGGGTATGGTAGACAGATTACTCCACCTTCCGCTATGTCGTAGTATGGCTGCCAGATGTCCGCGCCGGTGCTGAAGTTGCCAGGGAAACCATCCATCGTCATTTTCCAGGTGGCCGTGATTAGTTGTCTGTTGGTATATTGCTCGACTGCCTGGCGGGAAGCTGTTATCAATGTGTTGATGTATGCGTCCTGGTAATCATCGTCCAGGTCTATCCGGCTGTGGGTCTTTGCCTCATCCGTTGTAACCGGCTCTGCGCTCGGTTCCGCTTGTCTTCTTAGTCCCGACATATTATTTCCTTTTCATTATGGATATGGATCTTGGCTTTTCCAATCGACAGTTGTCATCAATTCTAAAATGGCGGCGTGGCTGTATTCATCATACCCCTGGAAACCTGGAGGCGTTGGTTGCGAGCCGTCCGTTTTCATTACTACGCGATCGGTTCCTTGAACCGAATGTCTCAGCGTGTCGATGCTGCTTTCTTCTGATTGTGCTACCAGGGCTTCTGTCACATCTGCGTTCGGTACAATAAAATATTTATATTCATCTGCCATCTTTGGCTCCTATGCTGCGTGCCGCCCTGCTCCCGCATTGTAGAAAAATTGCATTTCTTCGACGGAGACGTATCGGCTCCAGACCCCGAGCTCATCCATGAATCCATTCAAGTTTTCTGATGAGCCTGGCGAACTAGAATTACTGCCGATGCCTGGTCTTAAGCTTGTGGTCGGAGCGGATCCCCACGAGCCGTCATTCCTGGAGTTTTCTAAATTCATATTCAGATATGTTTCCAATCTGCCGGTGTCGTTATCATACCTGGCCCAGATTAAATACCAGGTATCTACAACAAAATTCGTTGTGCCCTCGATGTATTGTCCTGCGGCTCTGAAATGCGTTGTATCGAATTTGCTCAAGTAGAGCGTGTACCATCCTCCGGTGCCTCGCGACATATCATAAAGAGCTTTGTATTCCGCATCGGCACTCGGCAAGGTGTTCACCTTAAACCAGCACGCGACCGTCAATGACTGGCCGTGTAGATTCAATTCGGCATTTGCGGCTGCTTTTGTGGGGCCGAGGATGTACTGGTCAACGCCATCAAAGCTCGCGCATCTGCCGACCTTCCCTGAAACCGTAGGCGAATCATTATAGGCTGTCGCGTTGTTGCGGCCAAAGGCATCAGCTCTTGCCGTGCCGCTGGTTTCCTCGAATCTCCAATAGCTGACAAGGTCGGTTATCAAATCTTTGTTTGCGAAGATGTCTATTCCGCTTCGTCCGGTATGCACGAAAGGTGCGGAGACGTCGCTTGATTGTGCTGTCGTTATAATTATGCTCATTATTCACCTTCTAAAACAATAATCTCCAGGGTCTCTGTCCCGTTTTCGGAATAGGCCGTTACGGCATTGAGGGCGCAGTTTATGTCCAGGCTGATTCCGTCTTTCCCGTTCAAAACGTAATCCATCGCGCCTTCTATTCCTACTTTAACCCATCCGGTATTTGTGGACGTTGCCTTGATTGCGATGCTCGTGCTGTTCGCGTCGTAGACCGTGTCCGGGCTTCCGGATGCCGTGGAGCTGATCGTGACCACATCTGTGGTTGATAATTTTATTATGCTTCTGACTGCCATAGCTTTTCCTCCGCTTATGTTTTGTTGTCTGCTTTTTCGTATTCCTTGTACATTGGTTTCGGGTACGGTATCATCTCGACTATCTGGCAGCCAGCGGTCCGGTCCCAGACCAGGTCATTTGCCACCGGATAAACATTGACCTTGTTTAGCCTCTGCGTTGCCTCTCTTATTTCTTTCGCGTCTTTGCTTTTGTATTCGAAAATCACTGGGAGCTGTTGTGTGACGTGAATAACGCATCCGAGCTGGTGCTCGATGTTGATTGCGTTGGGGGCTCTCATGTATCCGTAGAGCTCGGGCTCCCATGGGTGCGGCTTTAGAATATACGAATCCTCGCTGACGCTCATTTTGATTTTTCGGCTCATCGCCATTCCGCACCAGAAATGGAGACAGGCCTGCTGATGAAAATATTCATGCGACGCCGGGCAGTTGTGCATCCTGTGCAGGATGATATGATCGAATCCTTCAAAAATGGCGGCGGCGATCATGTAGCAAATCGTCGACGTAAAATAGGGGATCCCGAAGTGTTCGACGATGTCCTCTATCGGGTATCGTCTTGAATTCGGGATCTCCTGGTATCGCTGGCATGAGATAAACGGTATTCCGAGCGCTGCTACTTCTTGAGCGTAATCTGCAAAGCCATTCTTGCCTTTGGCGACGTCCAGAAAATCCATGCAGTAAAGCCTGTCTAGTTTCTGGTGCACCTTGTAAGCGAAATTGACTCCCCAGATTTCTGCATCTTCTGTGTGTGGCACCTCCTGGTCGTAGGAGCCTAGCATCGCTGTAATGACTACCGTTTTCATGTTTGTCCTTTATGAAGTTGAAACCGTGCCGACCAGCATGCCGGTCTCGCCGTCATTGTTTACCCCGTAATTTTCAAACAGGGAGGTTGCGCCTGGTGTGTTGATCCATGTGTCCTGCCCGTCGGTCGCTATTCTCAGGCTGTTGTATCTTATCCAGCCTGTGGCGGCGGCAAATCCTTCTATATTGACATCGACTGCGTTGAGGTTCTCGAAGGAACAATCTTCTATCAAGAGCTCGGTTGCAGCTGCTGTCAATTCGACGTTTGCCGCTGCGAAGTCTCCGTATGATCTGCATCTGCGAATCGTTACGTTTGGGGTGGCAGCCATCGTGATAAAGGAATCGTTCCCGGCGGTAGCTGTCCCCTTGTTGATGCAATCCTCGATCGTGAAATCTGCTGAACCGGCGACCAGGTCGATCCAATCGATCGTGTTGTCTGTGCCGTCGTCGATGAATTCACAATTTCGGATTGTGCAGTATGCGTTGTTCACGTCGATCGGCGCGGCGAGGGCGTCTATGTCACAAACAAATCTGACATTCTCGATCGTTACGTTATCCGCGTCGATGTCGATGTCTGCGGTTGTGGCCGTGATAAATGTGAACGTTGGCTTGTTGTCTCCCTCTCCGAGCCCGACTATCTTGATCCCTTCTTTGTCAATGCTGATCGCGCCGGCGCTCGCTACGTTCTCCGCGTGTCCCGGCATTAAGTAGATTATGTCCCCTTCGTTTTCTGTGCAAAGACCGATCGCATAATCAAGTGTTGATACTGGCTTGTCTGGGTCTGCCCCATATCCGCCGGCATTACTTGCCGTGGCGCTTGCGCTGCTGACGTAAAACCTGCGGCCTGTCGTGACGGCCAGGTCTTCCATCGCCATGGTTCCCCCGATAAACCTCGAGGCCATTCCTGTTCGTAGTCCCATTTTCATTCTCCTAAAAGATTGAGAGGGCGAGCGCTACGTCTCGCCCCCTGTTCATACGTATGAAACTCTAGTCTGCAATCGCACCGAGCATCAGCTCTGGCGCGGCTGGGTATTTTGCGCCGTGCAAAATATACGTAACGCCGACGACCTTGGCTGCGCTTGTGGCTGCAATGTCGCAGCGTACACAATCAAAGTTGTTCGAGACGTCCAGGTCTTGAGCGTAAATCTCAAAAACCCATTGACCGACTTTTTCGCCACTGGTGGCATCGGTGTATTCCTCATCGGCGGTTGCCTGAGTTTCCTTCGTCCAGGTAGCTGTCGCGGTAAGATCCGCGTCAGCCATTTTGCTGTATATGCGGCCAGTCTGCAAAGCGTTTAGAGCTTTTGCGCCGGTGCCCGCTACATCCTGGGCTTGATAAACCGTTGCGGTTAGATCGCTGTCCGCCGCAGTCCCGTCACCGAAATTGACCAGGATAGTCAATTTGTTATAGTTTTTCAGGGAAACATAATCCCCCGTAAGCGCGGAGGCGTTGACGTCTTTCGGCGCGCCTGCCTGTACTACTTGTACTTGCTCGAGTAGCTTTGTCATTTCTCTTCTCCTAGAATTTGTTAAACGTAAAAAGTGATCCTTCCTGCGTGTGCCTTTCGGTTATACGCGCTTCGCCAATGTGACAAATGGGCTTACATCGTCGGCACCCTTGCGAGGTGTCAAAGCCCGATCCCATGCCGGCGTTCCGTCAAACCTGAAGGTTGTCCGGAATGCGAGCTCGTCGTAAATAAATCGGACGTGCATGCTCATCGCGGTCTGCGGTGTTCCCTTGGATGCCGTGTAGTATTGGCTCCAATCGATCGCGGCTATGTCGCCTACGGTTCCGACCGCTGCGCAGTGATCCGTCTTCCAGGCTGGTTCGCCATAGAGGGTGTCAAATGCCGCGCCGGCTATTCCGTTGGCCGGTAGCCAGACCGGAACTCCGCCGGTTCCGACTGCTATGTACATACTGGCCAGCTGTGGGAATGCTCCCTGGTTGTAATACCAGTTGACTCGGCCTTCGCTGCCGGACCAGATTCGAGCCTTCATTTTGATGATGTTCTGGCTGACGATTGTAGCTGCGACCTGTCCGCTTTCCTTCGCCTGGCTAACTACTGCGTCGCTGGTTAAGGCGCCTTGGGCTCTTCCGACGCCGTCTCCAAACATCACATCTTCCGTGAGCTCGTCTCCGATTGCCTCGCCCATCTTATCGAATATGCGCTGCCCCATGTTGAGCGAGGTGTCAGAAAGCATCTCCTCTGTTGCGTATGCGAGGGCGGCCTTCTTGTTGAGCTCCAGCTTGATCTGGCGAAATTTGAGGTTGCTGGCGGTTATCTCGTTTCCTTCGCCTACATCGTAAACGACGATTCCGGCGTGTCTGTAGGTCGCGCTGGATTTGTCGTGGTCAACAAATCCGGGCACCTTCATAGTATTGCCGGTGAGCGTGAGATGGTCCGTCTTGGCAAGGATGCCGAGGCGGTCTGACCTGACTCTCTCAAATACCCGGTTGCTGAATTCGGGCGGGATAACGAATCCGCCATCTTCTCCGCTGAGCGTGTTCTGGCCGAGGGCCGCGTTGATTTTGATGAGCTTCTCATCTACCTGGCGCGTTCCCATTCCGGCTGCGACGACTGAATTAAGATATTCGCGGTCGTCTTTGAATCCGAGCTTCGGGTCGTCCAGCCATCTCTCGTGTGTGGTTATGGTCGCTTTATCCTGGACATCGTCCAGAACGTCCTCCGGTGCGAGGGCGGTTGTTTTACGACCGGCGCTGGCGGCCAGCTCTTTCTTTCGTGCGGCGATGTCTTCTTTGCGTTCTGCTTTCTTCTTATCTGCTGCGATTATGTCTGCGATGTCGGCTTTGGCCTGTTCGTCCTGGGCTTTCATCTCGTCGATTAGTGTGGCTTCTTCTTCGGTCAGGTCTCTTTTCTCTGTTTCCGCGAGGGCTATGATGGCCTCCGTGTCTGCCAGAAGTTTTGCTCTCAATTCACGCAGTTGTTTCAAACTCATTTCTTTTTTCTCCAAAATATGCCAACAAAAAAAAGCACAGGTTGCTCCTCTCGCGTGTTCCTGATCTCGGCAGGGTCCGCTGGGGCGACTTGTGCTGTACTCGGCAGTCCAAAGTCTTATAACGATATCCCGGAGCCTAATGACTCGGCATTTGGCCGGGGATGGTGTCCCGATTCTGCAAGGATTGTACTTATCGGGACACCACTTTGCAAGCGCGTAAACTCCAAGTTGGAGTTGATTTATCCCTATCTCCCTATTGTTTGTGCCTTTGCCCGCGCCGTTCTGGGTCTTTTTGTCATTGCGTTGGCTACTTCCTGCAATGTTTTTACCCCGTCAATCAATCCGAGGGTCTTCGCTTCCGGTGCCGGCCAGACCCGTCCGTCGGCCATGGGCTTTATCTCGCTCTTTGGCTTTCCCCTCCCCTTGGCGATCGCTGTTATGAAATCTGCGAAGAAAAAATCCACCATGCGCTGGAACTCCGCTTGCTGGGCTTCGGTTATCTCGGTGCCGTCAATGCCGGCGCCTTTCACCTCTCCTGTCTTTATGACAATGACCTTAATTCCGAAATCCTCATACATCTTCGATGTGTCCCAAAGAACGAGAAGTGTCCCGATCGAGCCGATGAGCGCGGTTCGCTCTGCGTATATCTCTGTGGCCTGGGCCGCTATGTAATACGCTGCGGAGGCCGCTAGGCCGTCCACATACGCGATTACGGGCTTCTGAGCCCTCACCTCTCGGATGGTGTCTCCAAGCTCTGACAGGCCGTCTACGCTGCCGCCTGGGCTGTCTATGACCATGAGTACCTTTTGTATCTCTGGGTCATTTGCGGCCAATCTGAGCGCGTCTCGGTATGTCTGGGTGCCTGGAAATCGGTTCCCAAACCAATCTATAAATCCTCGTTTGAAAATTGGGCCGCTGATGTGGAGTACGCCGATTCCGTTTTGAGCCTTCATCGGGCCGCCTCTTCTCTCCTGGTCTGCTACCGGGCCTTCGGCTGGCTTGGCATTCTTAAATGCCATCGCTTCGGTGTACGCCTCCGGCAAAATGCCCCAATAAAGACAATTTGACGGCTGTCCTGGTTTGTTACTGGCTAAATCATGCAACTTTAGATTGAACGGCATTGAGTTTCCCTCCTATTATGGCTTTTATGAATTCCTCCGCCCGCGTCTGGGCTGTGTCTTTCTCGCGTATTTCGCATATTCGATTGATTTGCTCCTCCTCTGCGGATTTGTTGTAAAGGTCCGCAAATATGGCTTTTGAATCTGCGCACCATGCGGAAAAGTTGAAGGCTTCCGCTATGTCTGGCGAAAGAAGGAGCTCTCCCATCGTCCTGGTTGCCGGCGCCAGCGATTCTCCGAGTTCCTTCTCGTGCTTCTGGTAGAAATCGCCGATCCAATCCATGAAGCGCTGCGGATCTTTGGCGTATCTGGCTATCGCTTTGCTGACCGCCTTGCTTTCCTTGCGCATCATCCTGGCGATCGCCTCCCGGACTACCGGCATCATGGCTTCCTTCAAAACTCCGGATCTCTCGTAGATTTCGTTTATCTGGCTGCCTTGTGTCGCCGGCTCTGTGGCGCCTCGTATCGCGTTCTCGAGGGTGGTCATGTTCCTCGGTACAAATCGCACATCCCCATCTGCGCCGATTGGGTTCATGTCCTCGAGCATCCGGATCTCGTTTATCGTGAAGATGCCCATGGCCCATCCGGTTTTGTACCAGAGCGTCCTGGTCTTGATGTCGCCTCGGAGTAGTCCTTTGACCTCCATCTTCGTGAAAAATGTCCGGTTTGTGGTTGGGAACAGTTTTCTGTTTGCTTCTTGCTCCCATCTCTGGACCCAGGGTACGATCGTGTCTGTGACAAACTCGAGGCTTTGGTGCTCGATATTGCTGAACGTGGCTCGCTCCAGGTCGGCTAGTTTGTGCAATGGGCAGCGAAACCAGCGCGCTATCTCCGCGATTTGGAATTTCCGCGAGCCTAAAAATTGAGCCTGCTCTGGCGGTATCGCGTAGGTCTTGAGTTCTATCCCCTCCTGGAGAATCATCGTCTTTTTGTGATTTCTTGCGCCGGTGAATTTCTTATTCAGTTGCTTTTCTAGAAACTCCTGCGCCTTGGGCGTCAGCTTGCCTGGGTGCTGTAGCGCGATCCCTGGCGTGGCGTCATTCTTGAAAAATGCCCCGCCGTAGTTCTCCATCGCCTTGCCTAATCCGACCGATTCCCTGCCCAGCTTGATTACCGAGTATCCTTTTCTCCCGTCGAATCCCAGGCCTTTTATGTGTAGCATGTCCTCCTGGGGGACGTCTGCGTATTCGTTGAATTTCCCGGTTACCCGGTAGAATAGTTCGCCTTCGTCGTCTCTCATGATTTTGACCCGGTCTGGCGTCACAAGCCAAAGGGCGATCGGTATGCCGCCGTTGTTTCGCTCTATCTCTGCGTATGCGTTCCCCCAGAGGAGGGCATGCGCTCCCATGTCGCATTTGAATGCGAAGGCATCCATCTCTGGGTTCGGCTGCTGGTTTAAGAGCCAATCTACCGGGTGGGCCATATTGATTATTTTGCTATCTCCTACGCGCTCCCGGACGTGCCAGGGTAAGCCGGCGACCGTTTCGCTGACCACCTTCGTGCATGCGAAAACTGCCGAATATGTCAGGGCGGTGTTTTCGTTGACCGCCGGGCCGGCTATCGTCGGCATTAATATGACGTCATCGGCGTAGTTCTTGCGTGGTCCTCTCGCTATGCTGATGTCAAATCCAAATATCCGCATTTTTCCACTCCTACAAAAATAAAGAGGTTTCCTCGTCCTCGTATACGCTTGCTTGGTCTATCGCGGCTACCATCGCGCGGCCTATCCCCATGATCCCGGCGACGATGCCGTCTATCTTGTTCGTGCTCTTTTTCCTCGAGGGCTTCATGTTGCCGGCGGCATCTAGCTCGACCGTGACATTCGAGGCCATCCACTCGAGGACCGGGTTGTCTCCGTGCTTCAAAAGTTCGCCTATTATCAACTTCTCGAATTCCTTTGAGGGAGCGCTCATACTTGCGAATCCCTGCCCGAATTCCACCATCTCTATCTCTTCTCCCGCTAGCTGGGTCGTTATTTGTGTCGCGTTCCATCTGTCGTATGCTATTTCCTGTATGTCGTAAATCTCCCGGAGGGCCAGGATATCTGCCCGGATTACGTCGTAATCGATGATATTCCCCTCCGTCATCTTGATGTGGCCTTGTCTCGACCAGGTGCTGTATGAATTCCAATTTCGGCGCTCCAGCTTGTTTGTGTTCTCTTTTGGTATCCAGAATTTCAAGAAGAGGGCGTGGTCGTGCGGGAAATAAAGCGCGAAGGCCGCGAGGTCCGTTCTGCTTGCCAGGTCGAGCCCGCACCAGCATGGCTTTCCCTTGTAATCTTCCGGATCTATTTCCCCTCCGCATTTGCGCCATGCGTCAAGCTGGATCCACCGGGTGGATTGCTCCGTTTGGATGTTGAGGTGTAAGCGCTTGAACGTGTTCTCGTATGCCGGGCTTGCCATGGCCCGCTTGCATTCTCTCTCGAGATATTCCTGGCTGATGCTGATGTCAAGATTCGGGTTCGCCTTCGCCCATACTTTTGGGTTGGTCCAATCGTCATCTTTGGCTGCCTCGTAAATCACCGGCAGAAATGACGAATCTGGGATGGTCCCGTCCCGGACGCCTTTGGCCCATTCGTATTTTTCGTTGCAGACGCTTTTCCTGTCGTAGTCTGCGGTGGTTATGTAAACCATCAACGGCTGTGTCCTGGATGCCATCGAAGTCATGATCACGTTGACGAGCTCATCGTCTGGCTGCGCGTGTAATTCGTCGACGACCGCCATATGCGTGTTGAATCCGTGCGCCGTTTTGGCTTCTGAGCTTATCGGCTTGTAGTAGCTGCCTATCTCCTCGATGGTTATCGAATGCTGGTATAATTTCGCGACCTCTTTGAGCTCTGGCGAATTTTCGATCTGTCTCTTGGCCATGCTCCAAACCAGGGCGGCCTGTTCTCGCTTCGCGGCTGCGCTATATATTTCTGCTCCCTGTTCGCCGTCACAGAATAGGCCGTAATTGCAGATTCCTGCGGCGAGGAGGGATTTTCCGTTCTTTCTGGGGACCAGGATGAAGCTCTCCCGGTACCGCCGGCGCGGCTTTCGCTCTTTTGTCTTCCATCCAAAGAGATTAGCGATTATCGCTTGTTGCCATTTCTCAAGGTGGAACGGATCCCTGGCCTGTTGTCCTTTGACGTGCGTGAGCCGTTCATGGAAAAAATCGATCGCGTGTTGTGCTGCCTGTTCATTAAACCGGAAATCCTCCGCATCTTTGAATGGGTTATAGCCTGGGATCAGCATCAAAATGTCGTACATCTTGGCGCTGATCTTGTATTTTGCGCACATCTCCTGCTTTACGGTGAGTCTCCGCTTGCTCTTGGTGCGCGTGACCTTTTTCCTGGTTTTGGGCTTCTTTTTAGTTGCCAAGGTTCACAAACCTCTTTTTCTTTTCCTCGGAAGCTGAGTCTCCTCGGTGATTATCGAATGAAACTATCGCGCTTATGGCCGAAGGCGTCAAACCGAATTCTCGGGCCATTTTCATCGCCAGGGCGGCGAGTCTGTCTCCTCTGGTTATCTCTGGAATCAATTTGTAGCCGGCTAGCTCTCCGTCTGGGCCGTAAATTGGGACGCGTGGGTTATTCTCGAGCACAAATCTCCGGCATTTCTTCCATTCTGCCAGGGTGTCGACGAAAATCTCGAGCGATGTGCCGTAGGCTGGGCTCTGTAGGCGCAGCGCGTCCATCGTCCGGAGTACCTTTTTCCAAATCCTGCGGGCGTCTTTCGTGAACCATTGCGGGCATCTGGGCCGTCCGTCGGGGACCAAGGGCTCCTCGGGGCGCTCTTTGGCCCTCCAGGATCCCCTCATTTCGAGGATTTTGGTCGGTGTTGGTCGTGGTCCTGGCTTAGCCATTGGCTATTCTTTTCGCTTTCCGGCCTGTGAAGGCCTCCCATCGTGAAATAATGACCTGGACGTACTTGGGGTCCAATTCTAGCCCGTAGCAAATTCTCTCTTGCTGCTCTGCGGCGATCAGCGTGGAGCCCGAGCCCAGGAAGGTGTCTAGAACCGTGCCGCCTCTGGGGGTGCTGTTTTCGATAGCTCTGCGGGCCAGTTCGGTTGGCTTCTCCGCCGGGTGTACGTAGTTTCGGGTTATCCTTTTCACCTCCCATGTTGATGTATCGTCTGCCGGCATCGAAATATTTACAGCTTCGGCATCTTTTGTCCGGATTAGCCGTGTCTTTTTGTTTTTTGGGGACTTCGGTGTGAGGTATATCTCGCTCCCATTGCCATCTGAAAGCCTTAAACCGTCCACCAGGCTGACAAAATGTTCCCCATTCTGCTTTGTGGTTATGCGCCATGTGGTCGTGTTGCTCCTGGTCCCGTACCATTTTGCGCTCTGTCCGCATTTCTGAAGGTAAAAACAGGGCTCATGCTGCGAGTGATAATCGGCCCAGCCAAGTACCAGGCTGTCTTTTACCCAGATTATATATTGTTTTTCCTCGAGGCCGGCGGCGGTGAGGGCTTCGTCGAAGTCTCGCCGGGTGTTCGAGGCGTGCCAAATGTAAAAGGCGGCGCTGTCTTTCGTGTGTCGGACCATATTTTTGAATGCCGGCGCCAGTAATTTGCCGAGCAGGTCGTCGTCCCGCTTTTTATCTCCCATGATGCTTCCCTCTGCCGATTCGTAGCTCACGCCGTATGGGGGGTCTGTGAAAACCAGATCCGCCTTGTCTGCCTTCATCAATTTCTTGTAATCTGCTGCTTTCGTCGCGTCTCCGCACATTATCCGGTGCTTGCCTAGCTCGTAAACGTCGCCATTCTTGATGTTTGTCGTCTTCTGGGACGGTATTGCGTCCGGTTCTGTCTTTCCTTTGCGTGGTTCAAACAATGCCTTGAGCTCGGAATCCTTGAAGCCGATCGCGTTCAGGTCTATCTTCGCCTTGTTTAGCGCCTTGAGTTCATCGGTTAAAAGCCCGAATTCCCAGGTTGCTATTTCTCCTAGCTTGTTATCTGCGAGCCGGTATGCTCGTATTTGCGTCGGATTTAGGTCTTCTGCCGTGTGGGTCGGGACCGTTTTCAAACCGAGAAGCTTTGCGGCTTTGTATCGTGTCTCCCCGCAAACAATGACGCCGGATTTGTCGATCACAATCGGCTGCCTGAATCCGTAGGCCTTAATGCTGGAGGCGAGGGCCTGGACCGCCTTTTCGTTTGACCTTGGATTTTTTTTGTAAGGCCTTATTTCTGAGAGCTTTGTGTTTTTCGTTTTCATCTGGTGGATTCCCTTTTTGAAATGTTGTAACTCGTGAAAAAAAAAAGAAGGT